CGCAGTGGACGGCAGCTCAATCATCTGATGCTTGTCCTGCCAGCCATGCCACAGCGTGGTCATGGAGGCGACACCGAAATCCACATCATGCTTATTGGATCCAGTGAAGTGTTCCCGCAAGATCGCACCAGCACCCGCCAGGTACTCGCGCACCTCACGGTCCTGCGTCAGCATCGACTGGAAGGCGTTCTTCTCCACACGCCACTCCACGACACCGTACTTAGTGGTCCACTCCCTGATCAGATCCCTGATCTGGTCCGGTGTCATCGCCGCCTTGTTCCAAATGTCCAAGACGTAGCGTTTCTGTGTGGACGGATCCAAGCCGATCACTACCGATGCCGTGTGTCCCGCCATTGCCGGGTCCAAGCCAGCTACACATATCAGCCCATCCATCCCCTCAGGGCGGCAGTTCACCATGCCACGCGGCATCAACCCGGTCATGCGGTTGCCATTGATGGAAGCCCTCAGGGCTTCAGCCATGAAGATGCCCTCATCAGCGACCTGCTGCTGTTGGTACACCAGCGCCCATGCTCTCGGGCTCACCCGCGCCCTCTTCTTCGCCAGACGCGGCCCATCCCACTTCGGGTACAGGCCATCAGCGTCCGGTTCCGCATCGCGGCCCTTCACCCCAGGCTCCGGCTGATTCGACCGGGGCCACAAGGTCACCCACTCCTCAGGGGTGTCCGCAGCATCGAGCAGGGCAGGCATCGCCAGGTACGTCCACGGGCTGACCTCATCGGGATACCGCTGCGGCTCACGGATCTCCGAATACAGATCCTTAGACGCCAGCCTGGTCCCCACCACCAGCAAGGCACCCGTAGAAGAGATACGGGAAATCACCTCGGACTGCAACCAGTCGATCTGCTTCTCGAACTCGTGCGCGTTCGTCAAATCCACACAGTCATCCATAATGATCAGATCAGCACGGGCACCATAGATATGACCACGGATACCCAGCGCCTGAACCGTAGGGTCCTTTTCGCCCGAATCACGCGCATCGTCCGAGATGTAGATCATGTTCTGATTCCACGCCTCAGAGTTCTTCTCGAACCCACCCACCGGGGCATAGTTCGCGATCATCTCCGCATACTTCGGATGCGTCAGGCGGGTCTTGATGGCATACAGCATCTTCTTCGCCATATCCATCGTCTTCGACACCACGATCACCCGAATATTCGGATCCATACAAATCCGGTAGGTGACATAGTTGATCGTCACGCTCGTCGTCTTCGCATGCTCGGGGGGCATGTTCACGATCAGCAGATCCCGCTCACCCGGCTCATACGTCATCCCCGCATGACGCCAGCTCGGGTCATTCCCCTCGATCAGATCCACCACGTTCTGCATGTGCGGGAACACCTTGGCGTCCAAATACCTCTCAGAGAACTCTGAGAAAGTCAGTTCCTCGCCGCGCACCATCTGCGCCCCGACACGCATCTGCCGGATCCTGTCCGCATCAGCCGCGAACTGCGGATCCTGCCGCCGCCACGCCTCATACGTCGTCCGCGTCCGACCCGCCTGGGCCAGCGCATCATTAATCGTGCGGCCCTCCGACAAGAAACTCAAAAACCGCTTCTTCGCCTCAGCCGGATTGTCATTCCGCTTCCTGCCAGCCGAACTTGCAGCCAAGGGAACTCCTCACCCAAATCAGGGACCACCCAATGAGGGGGGCTACAGGCACATATCCACAGGCCTGTGGACAACGGCACCTATAGGACAACGGCGAGGGTCTTCGCCAGAAGACACAGCTCACCCGAAGTAAACAGAGCAGTACCTGACAGAAACACATCTGACAGAAACACCTGTAGCGCCACCCCCCCTAAGGGGTGGCTTAGTAAGTAATAGGTTCTATATATATATCCGATGCCAGACCCCTGTTACTGGACACCTGAAAGGCAAGATTTTACCTAAATGTGACCGACCTCACAGAAATTATCGGACATACAGGTACAGAACAGGCCACAGGCAGGTACCCGAACAGGCACAGGTGGGGTCAAGCTCGAACAGGATTACAATCCCACACAGAATGAAAAATGGGTAGATAATATATATATACACACAGGAACTTAACACCCTGGGGTCATGTCTGATAGTGGACAGGGGGTAGGTAAGGGTAGCCTAAGCTCATGCCCCATAGCCTGCACAGTGACCCTAGTCCCCCCCTGGTCTGAGGGGGAGGGAGGCCTGCCCTAATTGTATACATATAGTGTAGACAATAGGGACAGATAGGGGAGGGATACGACGGGGGAGACTATCCTCTTGCCCTGTGCCTAGGCCTACGTCTGCCCTGTCTGTGTCCCTGTGTCTGTGTGCCTTGACCTGTCTAGCTTTGTCCTGTGTTTGATATAAGTGTTATCGACCTGTGACCGATTAGGGGTTCATAGTTGCGTGGACAGTAGTAACCTTTGGGGGTGGCCTAGGGTGCTAGGCAAAGTGAAGGAAGGAAGCGATATGGCTATGGTGTCTCTGAACTGTGGGGAGTGTGGGCAGGAGGAGGCTGTTCGCTTTCCTGCCACTGTGACGTCAGGTGACCGCCCGTGTGGGAACTGTGGCGAGTCTGTGAGTATTGGTGAGGTGTTCCTGTCTTTCCCGTGGTGTCAAGCCTGCGGGGTGGAACTGTGTGACTGTGAGTGTGACCCTGTGTGTGATGTGTGCGGGGGTAAGTACCCCGCCGAGGGTGTGATTTGTGAGTCCTGCGGGGATGTGAAGGAGCGTGCGGGGTGGTGGGCTGACCCTGAGGATTGGGCTATCACAGTGGAGCGTGCCGCGGCCTACTATGACCGCCGTACACGGTCGGACCTGGCGGGGGTATTGGTGGCCTATGGGGAGTCGCTGCGCGGGGGGTGTGACCATGCCTAGGTGTGTGTGTGGTAACCCTGCCGAGTCTGAGGGTCTGTGTTCCTGGTGCCTGCCGCATGTGGACTGTGTGACCCCTGACGGTGTGCGCCCGTATCTGGCGCGGTGGACGGGTGAGCCACGCTGGGAGTGCCGAGACTGTGGGCATGTGTGGGCCTGTCTTGACTGTGTGTGTGAGGCTTCCCACGACTGTGCCCGTGTGTCTATGCTTGCATGACAGTGCGCTAGTATCCTGCCTAGCCTGTCTAGGCAGGGTGCGGGGGTACTGTCTCCCATAAATGAACGAAAGGATATGGACCATGATGACAACGACGGACGCCATGCGGGTATGGGTGGGCTGTCTGGCCTGCTACAGCGAGGGCAGGCTAGTGGGTGAGTGGGTGGACGCGGTGGATGCGGACACGTTCACCCCTTGCGAGAGGCCCGAACATGAGGAGTGGTGGTGCCTTGACCATGAAGGGCTACCTATTGACGGGGAGTGTTCGCCTGCCTACGCCGCTGCACTAGCGGAGTGCCTAGCCCTAGTGGAGCCGTGGCGACGGGGTGCAGCGTTTGCCTGGATCAGGGAAGGCAACTATTCCACGGACGTAGAGGGCTTACCTGTCCTGTCTGACTTTGATGATGCCTATCAGGGGGAGTACGACAGCGCCAGGGACTACGCGCAGACGCTTGCGGAAGATAGCGGCCTAGTGCCTGAGGAGTACGTCTGGCCTACGTCGTGCATTGACTGGGAGCAGGCTACCCGTGAGCTGATGATGGATCACTACACGGCCCCTGCCCCTGGTGGTGGCGTGTATGTGTTCCGCACGTTCTGACGGTTACATAACTGGCAGTGTGTGAGTGTGGCCCCCGGCTCTGCCGGGGGTGGCACTGGCCTACTGACGGGCCACATGAAGGAAGGAATAGGGAAATGACCACATGGGTAGCGGGTTGGAACATGCCGGGGTATCTGCCGGAGTCTGACCCTGAGGGCTTCGATACATGGGGAGAGGCACACGCTTACATCGTGGAGAGCGTGGAGCGTGCGTGGGATGGGGGAGAGGATGCGGATTATCTGGATGCCCATACGGAGCTGCACGCTGCTACGCCTGGGGAGCCTTACTGGGTGAGTGTGGAGGGTGACAGGGTGCGTTATTGGGTAATGGTTGGGGAGGGCTGACCTATGGCTATGCGAGCTGACCGGGCTGCGATAACGGATGCTCAGTCCACGTTGAACGAGGTTATGCGTTCGTTCCCGTGGCCTGAGGGTGTGCTGGATGCGTTGCGGCGTGCTGATGCTGCACTGGATGAGGCTTTCCTGATGCTGGATGAGGAGGTCTAGATCATGGCGCACTATCTGATCACGCTAGTGATCGAGACTGAGGAAGGGCAGGGGAGTCCTGCACAGTGGGACTGGCCTGAGCTGATCGACTCGCCGCATGGGGTGGCTGTCATTGCCTGCACGGGGATAGGTGATGAACCCTCAGTGGAGGAG